GTATTTATACTGGTTGAAGTCAATGTCGAAGTCGTCAAACATCGTGATAGCTCCACCCTTATCAGCGCCGACAGAATAGTCATTCATGTTTACCATAATGCCAATAAGTCGCTTCTGAACGCCAGTTGCCGAGGTGGTAGGCGCGGTGACAACAACAATCTTGTTTTCCATAACTGGAACTTCGACAATTTCTTTTGCGCGAAGCCCAGCAGCAAGATCGGTTTCAGTGTTGTAAAGACGACGTCCAGTTGTGTCTTTAAGAAGAAGCATATCGCCGTTGATATCAGGCGTGGTAAAGAAACTAGGAGTTCCAGAACCCTTATACTTTTTACGGCCGAGAATAATCTGGTCAATTACCTGAGAGGTTGTATAATTTTCAGGAATAACAATCGGTACGGTATAAAGAGAATCATCAGTAGCTATAGGACGAATATGATCTTCTTTAATTTTGTCTTCTGATGCAGAAGAACGACCATCTCCGACAAGCTGAGCCCTTGCCGCTTCCTCTTCGAGCATAATTCTCATTTCAGCGCGAAGCCAAATTATGGCGTCAAAATCCGTAATATCGACGATGTCGTCGCGGTCAAGTTTTTGTTTCTTATAAACAGTCTGCGGGTCGGTAGTTCTCTTAAGAAGAGTAATTACTTCATCCTTCTTTTCATTACCCTTTATGTATCCCTTTGCTCTTGCTTCGTCCTCTGTAATATCAGCCATAATAGTCTTAATGCGAGAGAATGGAACATGCTTGGCACCGCCAAATACTTTTGATACCCACTCATTATCTCTCTTGATAAGCGTCGGGGAATTTGTCGTGGTCTTGTGGTCAGGGAATAAATATCCGATGTTGGTAATGCCGTATGTGCCTGCCTCATCAGTGTGCTTAAGAGTTCCATGATCTTCATATGCCGCATATGCATCGACAAGCGAATCATACCCATGCGCTAAAAACGCATTTTTAAGAGTCGACTGAGATTTTCTTGCCTCGTCAAATATAGTACGAAGCTCTTCACGAGTTAAACTCTCATGCTGAATGGACTCACCGGACTTGGTTGCACCCGGCGTCTGCTCAAAAATGTTTTTCTTCATATTATCTTCTCCCTTTATATTAGAATGTTTTGTTTTGTTTTCGTCATCTGCTTCATTTTCAGAAGCCTCAAGTGCTTGCCCAAGCATTGCATAAACAACTGCTTGCTGTTTTGGAGTAAGGGTGTCAAATATGTCGGCAACTGTTTCGTCACCTTCATTTTTGGCGTGCTCTAATTCTCCTTCATTTTCTTTAGGCAATTCGGATTCTGTTTTCTCAGAGTGCTTTAAATCGCCCAATTCAATGCTTTCTCCAGTGGTTATTACTGCCTCATCTTCCGATTCAACATAACTTCCATCGGCGTGCTCAATGGCCAAGCTTTCAATCCTTGCCCCAGGATTTGCTCCAGCAACGACAAGACTTACTTCTCGAATTACGCCGTGTATAACCTGTTTGGACTTCTCGATTAATGAGTTCGCAAATATTGACATGCGATAAATGTCGCCATGTTCAACAAGTTTTTTGGCTACCAACCCAGCAGGAGTATCATTAAAAGTGCAATAAGCATATACACCTTCTTTACGATTCTCGAGCAAAGCATGACCTAAAATATTATTTGGGTCATTATGTAAATGCTGCCACACAAGTGGGACAATTTCACCATTGTCAGCCGAAAATGCATTTTCCATGATGGTTCTTCCATCAGTACATTTTAAACCAACTTTGGTCGCAAAACCACTAAAATCAAACTTTGGCATTTTGTTCTTCTCCTTCTTCTACTTCTGATTTTTTATACGCACGAGTGTCTTCAATCGGCATATTTTTATTTCTTAATTCGTCTGCTTCTGGTTCTTTAGATGGTTTAAATCCAATAAAACCACGAATTTCATTAGGCGTCAATATTGCATTCCGACTTAATATGTCAGCAATAGAAGCCATTTCGTTTGCAGGAACAAGCTTTAACATATTTCGGAAACCTTGAATTGTGTGGCCTTGAGTCCTTGCAGTTTTTGTAAGGAATTTACGACTCATTTCTTCAACAATTGCAATAACAATAGGCTCTACCGTTCGGTCATAATAATTTCTAAGAACTTGTTCTGAAGCTGTTCCAGAAAATACTGCTTCCGAAATACCAATTTGGTCGTATACCATACCTGTTAAATATTGTATTTGAGAAAGCAAATTGTTTTCTACAGGACGATTTAATTGCGTAATTTTTTCAGTTCCATCTGCATACGCAATTCCATATTTTCCTCCTGATAGCTGCTGTTCCATTGATCTAAGCCGATTTTCTGCTCTTTTTTGAATAGCTTCTGACCTAACAGTATATGGCAATTGAATTATTAAATCCAGTTTACCAGATGAATTTTGCGAATCCACTGCATCCAGCATTCCTAACTTTTGGATAAGCCTTTTCAGCGTTGAATTCGGTTCGTTCATAACAGCATATAAAGGATTTTCAATTATTGCACATATATTTTTTGGTACAATATACTGTTGCTTATGCCCTATTATATCGTTATATAATTCAACTCGCACATAATCTGGAAAGAAATCAATTATTCGTCCTACTCTTAACTGAAAAATTTCATATGAATCGGAAATTTTTGGATCAAATGAGGTTTCTACTGGCACGATCGCCACAGCTCCTTCATCAAACATGCTTACTACAAGATCGTGTATTAGTACGCGACCTGTTTGGTCTTTATTAGCAGATGCGGTTAAACACTGATTTAATGAATCATTAACCGTGTTTAAGTATCTTCCATTTTGATCTAATTTTACATGTTGAATGTCGTAGGCGGCAACGTCCATTGCTATTTTATTATAAATAGCAGTAATAATTGTTTTTTCATTTCCTCGTCGAAAAGTGGGTCTTGATGGATTTGAATTATACACAGAACCAGTTACTTCTGGGCTATAATAATTTTCATTAGTCTCATCTCTAGCCCAAAAAATATTCCACGCATGGGCCAAACGACTAGTTATTTTTTCGGGCATATTCATTGTCCTTTCATTAGATTTTCTTTTTTATATGCAACCTTGCCGGTTCCAAACACACCTTTTTCAAGTTGTGATATATCATATCCAGCATCGGCAACCGCAGTATGAACTCCAAGTTCTCCGCGTTTTGCAACAAATTTAAGAATTCTGCCGGATGGAGCCGGAACGCTTCCTACTTTTTGATTTAATAGTGAAGCCATTTTGTTATTATACTGTAATATTGTAGATGATGAGATTTTGCCTTTTGGTGTATAGCTAATTGCCAATTGGGATTTAACAAATTCATCCATATCTTTTGATACAAGTTTTTGAAGCTTCTTTTTGATTTTTTCACCTTTAGTAGATGCCCATTTATTGTCTTTTTGATCTAAACGTGCTCGTCCAAGAGCGGTTAAACTTCCATCAGGATTTTGAAAACGCCTAAACCCCCACCTCTGTTTTGCCACTCCATGATGCTGAAGGTATGTTTGATTCATGCTGGCATACCCCTATTCTTTTTTCTTCATGTATTCTGTGATATTTTTTGTTAGTGGCTCTGTTACAACGGTGTTTAATATATTAGTCAAAAGTTTTTTGCCAGATTCGGTCAAAGCACCTTTTGTTATGTCTTTTAGAATACCTTTAGCAAAAGATTCTCCTTTTTTCTTTTCTGCTTCTGATAATTCTTTATACGTTTTTTCAAGTTGCAGACGTTCGTTTAAACGTTTAAGTTCAGAATTTGATAAACCCTTGGTTGCTTTAGCCCTATCTTCTTTTGATTGAGCGTAATCGTCTGATGGTTGAATTTCGGATTTATTTTCTGCTTTATTTTTTTTGCGCATTAACTTTTCTCTTAATTTTCCAAGAGGAGTTCTTGTGCCATCTGGATATTGATACCGTCTTACACCATGCTTCTGGTCCGGAACACCCGAATGATTTAATGGCGTATTACAAGAATCAAAACAAATTATTTTATTCATTTAATTCTCCTTTCTTATTAATAAAAGTCATCTTTATGTAATTTAAATGCTACATAAGCATCCAATAACGCAGATACCGCATCAATTTTCTGTTCTCGATGTTTTTTAAGAAGTTTGCGATTTCCGTTTGTATCTTCATTTGTAATACAGTTACCCATTGTAAAAGAAAATAACTTTTGGTCAAACTCTAAATACGATTCTTCACTAAGTTTTTTAATCTCTCCCAATGGTACGGATTCTGTTTTGGCACCTTGAATTACTTTTTCGACACCATATTCACTATTATCTCTGGTCCAATGCTCGACAAATTCACGAGCATTATATGGGTCATAACCAAAACAACGCACGTCGTATTTTTGATTTTGAATAAAATTATCCAAATCATTATATACTTCATTAATGTCAAGAACTGCACCTTCCATAATTATTAAAGAGCCTTCTTTAATAAATTCATTATATCGAATTCTTAATGCTCCTGGCAGTCTTGACAGAGTTAAACTGGTTATATAGCATCTAGTTTTTATTCCAAAATTACCATTCGGTAATGGAAATAAAAAAGTAAATGCACAAAAATCATCACCTTGCGAAAGATCGCCCCCAAGAGCACATGGTAAATTCCAATAGTCACGACGTTTTTTTGGTATTGTTTCCTCATATGTAAAAAAGTATGTATATCCTTCCATTGGTATTCCAAATCTTTTAGCAAGAATGTCATTACGAGCAGATGGCACCTTTTCGGCTCTCTCCACATCCAGTTGATATGTCTCGTACTGCACAGACTTTCCTAAATTTGGATTTGCCTTTACCCACATAGCAGGGTTTGCTACTTCTTTAATATCATCAAGTCTATAATGCCAAATGGAAATATGGGGAGCATAATATTCGCCCTTAAGTATGTCCATAAGTTCCATTTTAATTGTGTCTCCGGTGCTATTTCGAATTGTGCCTTCCGAACTTGTTGCCGTAATTATATAATCATCAAGCTTAGAAGCTCCTTGTTCAATGGCACCAATTACGTCTTCTCGAACATCACCAGAAAGCCATTCGTCAACTGTAGAGCACATTGGACGCAAACCTTGAAGTTTATCTATACTCATTGGGCGAACTTCTAACAACGATCCAGTAAGAAAATTTTCAATTCCTTTTTTAGTTGATGCAAGTTTAACTCTATTAGCACGCGAACCGGTTGTATTTTGTAGTGATCCTTCAGTTAAAAACTTAAAGTAAGGACCACGAGCTCTTGTAATTGCCGTACGAATAGGGGACATAATTTCGTCGGCTTGCTTCATAGTGGGAGCAGTTGTTATTTGATGCGTTGTTTTTGTAAATACATTAAGGAAAAAATTCTGCACACAACTAGCATACATTGATTTTGCTCCTCCACGCGCAATAATTAAGTATTGTTTTTTAGTAAGTCGCTGCTTTATTTGTTTTTTTACATATCGGCTAGGATGATTTTTATTAGCAGGAACAAAAACTGTACGTTCCGTAAAATAATACCATCCAAAAATTTGCTCACTCCAAAGTTTAAATGAATCCAAAAGGTGCAAGTCTGAGCCATCTGTTAAAGTTAATTCATTTTCGCAAAATTTAATAAAACCTTCAACAGCACAGTCATCATAATAAATTCCTGGATTTTTTATAAGCTCATCAATACGATTCATCTCTAAAGATATTTCGTTATTGACAGGAATTTCACCTCTTAATACAGCGTCACGAAATTGTCCATAATACTTTGGGGTTGCTGTATTTGAAAGGCTCATCTTTACCTCCTTTTATGTTTCAGACACCACCGAAGCATTTAATTCAATTCGCCATTCAAGTTCAGAAATCTGTTGCTTTAACGCATCGACTAAGAATGAATTTTGAGGAGGATCAAACATTAAACGCACTTTTGTATAAATATATGTCTTAATTAACTCAAAGTTAGGATTAGTATCCACTAAGAAATTAGTCCAATTTTCAGATGCATCTAAAACTGAAAATCCTTCTATCGGCCCAACACCTAACTGTGTTAATATTGCAAAAACAGAATTAATATATGTAATTATTTCATTATCAAATCCGTTGTCATCATTGGAAATTCCCAAAAGCGATTTTATTGTTCCTAAAATATTTATGTTCACCATAATATTGTATCTCCTTTCGTTCTTTCTTGAGATTGCCGTAGCAACGTAGTATCATTTCCGTAATGAATGGCATTATGTGTATTAAAAGAGACGCATATAACATTTTCGGGGCTCCAAATAATTGGATTATTACTTGTAATGTCATCAATTGTTACTGGATTTAAATGATGAATAATTGGACGGTCAAATATTGGTTCAGATTCAATTGCCAAATCAGAACTATTGTCTCGAATAATAATATCACGTCTAAAGTTTCTCCATTCTTTAGACATGTAAAATCTTTGATTCAAATACCGATTAGCTCCAAATGTCCGATCACCAATTGTACTAGAAGTCTTAGCATAATTAAATCTTTCAATAAAAGTTTTTAAACTTATTAGCTCGGAATATGTTTTAAGCATCGTCTTCATCTTCATCTTCGTCGTTTATGTCGTCCCCGTTGTATGAACGTATTGCTCGTAATGCATCTGAATATAACTCTTCAATCTTCTTTTGAGATTTAATAGCTTCAATTTTAGCATTTTGCAACTCTATATCTTTTTTAAGAAGTTCACGCTCATATTTTTCTTTTTCGGAACCCATTCTTAAAAAATGGACAATAACAGGAGTTCGAGCTGTCTTATTACGAAGCTGTTCCTCTGCCAAACGATTTGCGTAGCTAATGTTACGATTCTCTTGCTCTTCTGGAGTACGAGCAGGAGGCTCAAGACGATCGTTTTTATATGCTTTGTCCATACTTTTTTCTTTTTTCACCTAAGTTTAATGCTCCTTTCTAACAGAATTAATAAATAAAAATCCACGGCGAGATGCAGCGAGAGGAAATGTGAGACCAAAATATCCCGCCGGAGATTTTTTAAGG